ATGCCATCTGAAACTCCAATAAAATAACCCTCATCATTTACAGCATCACAAAATCTTCCAATTTTATAAAGCTCCCAAATGTTAATTTGTGCTTCTTCAAGATAAGAGCCTAATCCATATCTTGTGCTAGTTAAAATATCATACAGAATCCATGCTGGATTATCAGTCCATCCTTCTTTAAATTTTCCATTCCAATCTTTTTCGTAAATTTTATAGTCTTGTTTGTATCCAGCAGCATCTAAAATATATCTCTTATCAGTTCCATTTGAAAAAAGAGGCATGTAATTACTTGGAACTTTTATCTTTTTTAATCGACAGTCATAGCTTCTTTCTGGAACATTAGCAAAAACTCTAGAATCCATTTTAATTCCAGCCATTGCTGAAAATGGATAAGATAAATTAGCTTCAATAATTTCTGTAACTTTAATTAAACTACATTCTCTACTTATTAAAATAGAATTTGTTTCTGTTGATACTTTAGTAATTTTAATGTATCTTTTAACTAGTGTGGAATTTTCATCTTCAGTTATTTCTGGCAAATTAAAAGTAGCAAAACTTGCTTTTGGATCACCCTTGCCCCCTTTTAGATTAGAAGTAACAAAGCTTTGATTTTTTATATTAGCAGCGGCAGATGTTGGTAGTCCAAAATCAATTAATAATTGACCATTAACTTGACAAACTATTCTATAGTCCCTAGTCCCAGACTTTTGAGTTACTCCTCCTACTACTCTTCCATATTCAGCTTGAATTACTAAAATTGCTGGATACGTATCGCCTGCGCGAAATTCTTCTTCTGCGAGTATTTCTTTCCCCGCCTCTGGAACTGTTTTATCGTAAATTATGTCTGCGCTAGCAGTATCTTTTAATGATGAAATTCCAAGTGTAAAATAAACGCTAGTAACATTTGGATTTTCAATAGTGTGCATCACGGGAGAAGCATCCTCGTTATACTTCTCATTTTTTGAATTCCATTCTGAATAATCTTCTTCTGATTTACGTTTAGTATCAATACTAGTCTCAACATTATCTCCATTTGTTAAACTTGGTACTCCACCAAATTCTTCATAAAAACTAGGACTCCACTGTGTTTTTAATGGTGGATCTTCTTGAAGTCTACGAACTCCTTTTCCTCCTGTTCTAAATGGACCTAAAAGTTGTTGATTATATTCATAATCAATGTGAATAGAATTAAAGAATCCTAATGGTTTTTGCGTTTCGGCTCCATCTTTAAATTCACAAAGCAAATTGCTAAAATTATATTTAGCTGCTGATGAAATAGTTCTTTGATTAGTACTTTCGTTTGTTTTATATAAACTAAGTGTTAAATCTTTTCTTCCAAATGTAGATGTTATGTTTGGCGGAAATTCCCAAGAGTCTCCCACTCCTTGTCGTGGAAAAAAAATGCGTTTAAAGGTTAATGGAATGCTAATAGCTATTAATCCACAAACTTGATTAGTTAAAAATCCAGTTTCATTCACTTTTGGAATAAAATAAATTTTTACTGTTCCATGTTTTGGATCAAAATTTGGAATATACATTTTTAAAGCATCAGTATTTATGTTAGCATTTGTTCCATCTGAAAAGTTGGTTAAATTTGCAAAGTTTTTAAAATCAACAGTTCCAATACTAATGAGCATTAGCAGTGTATTACTAGGAGTTTTTCTCCCTATAAGAGTTCCGCCAAAATGAGTGTCTCGCAAAGCTTTTAATTCAGTCATAAGAGAAGAGGCGAGACTCTTCATTTTTGGCCTTTGAGAGGCATCAACCCCTAGACCTTCTATAGTCCCATTGTTTGCAATCGTATTTAAATTTTTGTAAAATACAGTGTATAAACTATTTACAGTATCAAGAGACGACTCTGAAAATTGATTATAATAGTGAAGCTCAGAGGTCACATAGTCTATCTCCGTTAATGGAGTTATAGAAAGATTTGGTTGTCTATTTACAAAATAATGACCGTAATTGATTTCTTCATAATTAAGAAGGCTAAGTAGTGTATCGTTTTTAGGAGTCCAAATAATTCTATCCCAAACCTGTTGACCATCAGTATTAAAATTTTCATCATATAATGGATGCCCATCATTTCCGTCAGGATCAAAGTATAAATAATTTTGCGATTCAATTGCGCCTTCAGTAATACTTCTCTTTAAAAATAGAAAATCTACAGATTCTGTATAGGTATTATGATCTCTAATCTCAGCAGTTCCACTTGAATCATATTCTGCGTAAAAAAATGTATCACTATATCTTTGTTTCAAGAAATGGCTTTTTCTGAAGATTCTAGATCCCTGTTGATCTCTTAAATCTCGCACCAAAGAATTTAATTGATCGCTTATATAATAACTCTCTGAAGCGTCATAATTTGTTTGCTTATCTAAATAATATTTAACATCAAAATTATTAACAACTAATGCGCTATTAGAAACTTCTACAGGCGTATTATCTAAATAAATTCCCTGCATTAAATGATCGTTCGTAACGTCAGCGCCCTCATCATTCACGATGCTATGAATAGGTCCATCGCAAAGTAAATCTACAATTTCAATAGTACTATAAGATGCGGCAATGTCAAAAAGTCCCAATTGAGGCGCTCTCAAAATACCCGCTTGAATTTTTGGTCTTGGTGGAGTTCCTCCCGCTCCAGCAAAAGTAGTTTTTTTAATAAAGTGCTTCATGTTATTTTTCGCGAGAAATAAATTTATGAGGATTTGCATTAAAGCTGGAAGAAACATTCCCAGCTTGCAAACTGCCAATTGTTTCGCTAGATACTGGAAAAGATTTGACAGTAGTTTGAATCACATTAGATCCTATTCTTAATCTGCCATAACCAATGGGCACGGGAGTTCCTTGTTGTGTCAAATTAGCTTTGCTAGCAAATATGAAAGACTCTTTCATGCCAGTTGTAAAATAAGTTTGAGGTTTTGGAGTGCTGGGTTTTGGCTGTAAAGCCATCATAATTGCTAGTCCAATCAAACCAACAGCTAAACTAAATTGCCCGAACATTAATGCAATACCTCCAGCAATAGCCAAACCAATAGCTCCCCCCTTACCACCAGCACCGCAAATAGCTGGAACAATATCAATAGTTTCGGGGCAATTATTGATTTCCAATTCTAAACATGTTTTCACATCTTTTCCATTCACAATCACAGCATAATGAACTCCTTCTTTTGCTAAATCTACAACTCTATTAATAAAATTATTCCTATTAGCATCAATAGCTTTGAAAACTTCAGTAGCTTTTCTAATTTTCATTTTAAAAGAACTTCCAAATTCTTTAGCTAAAGCTCCATGTAAATTAATAGTAGTCATAAAAATTTTTCCTTGAACCTTGAAACTAAGTTTACATCATATTCTTTATTTTGTGGCTCATAAAAGTTGAATTTGCGAGAATTAAGTGAAAAAATCATGAATGGAACACAACAATTTTCAGCCATTTTAATGTCAAATACAGATGCTTTTTCATCTCCGCTAACATGACTATGAAAAATTGCAATCATTTTATAAGATTTTTTAAATTTTAAATATCGAGCAGGACTAATGCAAAAAAAGTTTCTAGGATCTGGAGCAATGTTATTTTCATAACTTAAATAATAAAGATTTTCCTCTTCGGAATATCCAATTAAAATGCAAATTTCTACGGCAGAATGATTATCAGAAGAGACCTCTAAACATTTGGCAACATCTGAGATTCTAGAATATGATATTATTTTAGTTTCCATATTTATCAGTTCCTGGAAATCCCCCAAATGGAAGTGGATTTTGTGGAGTTGGGACGGAAACATCGCTTGCATTAAATGTTTTTATACTAACTTGTTTTTGCTGCAACAGACTTTCATAAGCGCTTCCAGTTAATGTTAAATTATAAAGAGTAGTACTATCTCCGCTTCGTCCAGTTACGCTTGTAATATACGCGGGAATCTCATTAGGCATGTTTAAGTCAGAATCCCACCAAGCAAATAAATCCTCTTTCAAAGTATTAGTATCGCTTAAAGATTGAAATGAATAAAACTC